GGGCCCGAAGACATAGCCGAGTTGTCCAGAATCATGTGCCACGCTTCATTGACGACGCGCTGGGCGTCTTCCATCATAAGCGGAACACCGAAGCCAAAGACACTACCGGGGTCCTTCTCCCACGAGCAGATGTAGTAGGGAATACGGAAGGACGCTTCAATGTCTTCCAACTGCACGCGAATGATCTCACCGTTACAGACCCACACTTCACCGTAGTATTCATCATTCAAGCTATCATAGCACGGCTCAATCGACATAGCATCAAGCTGTGTCTTCGTAACCGGACCATGATACTCTAGTACAAGATACTTGCCCTTAAAGACATTGGGGTTGTTCTCGGACAGCGTGGTAAAGTCACTAAATGTATTAGAGTTGTACTCGTCCGCTTTCTGTTCAAGAGCCTTTTCAATTCCAGCAGCTTCAAAACCTTCATGCTTGATCAGCTTCTTAAGGTCGAGTGCCGACATGGGATGTACTTCAATGCAGTCACCAAGCTGGTCACTATCTTCTGTGGTTTCATCAGGATAGAAGAACCACGGGTTGACACGATAGAGCTTCGGCTTGTAGTCCACAGTGACCGACGGAATCCAAGTCTCGGTGCCTTCCAGCTTCTCATATGAGCGAGCCAGTTCACCAGTAGAGAGCGGACCCTTCAGTACGCCTGTGCCGAGAATGACGCGATCCCACATGGCCTTGCGGCAATGGAAGGAATACTTCGTATCCTCCAGCTGTGCCTCGATGACATCCGACATAGCTGAGCAAGCCTGTGCAACTTTAGGGTCCTTATTACCTGCTGCCGGCCAGAGGTCCCAGTTCTTGCTACCTGTACCAAACTGCATGCTCACGGTCTGAGCGATAGCAATCGAGCACTTGGTACGCACGATGTTTACGTCTGGTCGATCACGATAACCCACACCTGCGAACGGGGTCTCCGAATTAATGTACCAGTTGTCGAGTGCCAGCTTACCGTAGTAGAGCTTCGCAGATCGCAACCATTGCGCTTCCTTACCGGAACGCTTTGCAGCACGGGTGTGGAACTTGCCTGTAATGGACCCGGCCAAGGTGTCCATTAGTTCTTGCTTGATGCGCGCAGCCTCACTGATAGCGTCAGCCTCGTCTTCGCTTAACACACCTTCGATGATCTCAGCCATGTCGCTCCTGTTAAATATTGTAGTGAGTTGGGCCGCGATATGTCGGGGCCTTACGCATCTGGTCTAGGGACTTCGCTCGGTTGATGTTGTTCTGGATGTAACGCAGGCAGTCCATCAAGTGGTCATGCTCCTTGATGATCTTACCCTTCTCGTCACGCCGGTACAGCACAAACTCTTTGGCGAAGTTAGGAAGTGTATTGAACACTTTCAATGTACCACCAGCCATCCGCTGCCATAGAGCTTGGATACCGGCATCAACGGCATTCACCGCTGGAACAATCTGTAATCCCAAATCCTTGTAGTTCTGCATGAGCTGATTGCCATCGTTCTGTGACCGGCCACGCGAAGCGGGGTCGATACAACCGGGAATCCACTGGCCTCGTGCTCTCACCGCAGCTGCATGAACAGGCGGTGGTGCCTCAGCCAGATAGTGCTCATCAATAATGTACAAGATGTCTGTCTGTGGATCGAGTGCTGCCCATAGTGCGGCAGTACGGTTCCAACCAACGTCCAATGCGTACATACGCTTGAAGTAGTTCGGGATCAGGAACGGTGTAACCATCAAAGATTCCAGAGCAATTGGGTACACATTACCGCTACCCATCGCAGGCATACCAAGACGGCGTGCCTCACGTAGATGTGGCGGTGTATCTGCCAGCATCTGCTCCTTCGCTTCTTCCGTCAACCAAGCTGCGTCATCCCAACCAGCCTGCACGACAGCCTTGTGACTCACGATTCCCATCAACCTACCATCTATACCTTCTTCATCTGTGGTATCTGTCGGCAAGCTCAAAATCTTCTTGGCTCCTGCAAGGTAGTCCGCTTGTTCTAAGAAGCGTACAACCTGCGGAGTTAGTCCCTTCAATGGTGTAAACGTATTGAACACCAAACCGTTCGTTGTCATTGTACGAATCAGGATTTCGTTGTAGATATCCTGCGGACATTCCTCATCGAGCCAAGCCCAATCCAACTCAACACCGTAGAACGCAGCAATCGGCTGCTCGTAATTCTTGAAGCCAATCGAAGACCAGCCTCCCGATACGTGCTTGACCTGAATCATGTCGATACCTTGCGGTACACCAGACAACGACCAAGCCCTACCAATCAACTCTCTCGGAATCATACCAGTACCAAAGGCACCGACAGGCCCGAGCAATTCCTTCTGGGCGGTGTCACGAGTGGCGCGAGCCGTACTACCCACCGCCCAACCAGCTGTTGGCTTGTCGAATGTACGGCCTGCCCACCAGATGGGGTAGATACCTGTAGCATGACAAGCTGCCTCGTAAGCACCAGAGATCGACTTACCACAGCGGTTGCCCGCCATGAACGTCCGCTCGTTGTAGTTAAGCCCAGCCTTGAAGAAGGCACTGTGCTTAGGCAGACGTTCGATACCAAACGGCGTACCGGGTACAAACCACTTATCAACGCCGCTCTGTGCACTCACTGTACGGTATTGCTCTAACAGATTAGCAAGACGCTGCAACCTGTTCAATTCGTTCAACTTCGGATCAGCATCAGACTGTGCAATATCCACGTCCGTGAAGCTAGGGAACGTGGGGTCAGTCCAGTTGATCTCGTTTACATCAAACTTGTTTGTCACTGATCAACCTCAGCTGTGCTTCTGCGGCCTTCATCTCAGGCATGTTGGTAGCACGATAGCTCTCAACTTCCCTATTGATGCGCATGCGAAGCTCATCGAGATTGATATTACCGCTCTCACTACCCTGAATCTGTTCGGACTTGTCGGCCCAGTTAAACTGGTTCTTCATGACGAACGCCCACGAGGTAGCATTGAATGTCTTGTTATTTAGGTTGCGCTTAGCTTGGTGCACCCAGAACGCTTGGCAAAGCGTTCGACCGTAATCCACCAACCGGCCGAAGGCCGCGTTTTCTTGCATCTGGCGGTAGAACTCTTTCAGAGGTACCTTCAGCTTAGCTGCAACTTCTACATCGAAATCCCCGGCTGAGTACCAGTCGAGGATGTCTTTAGTCCAATTGGGTTGCTCTACCGGATTAGTTGACTGGGACATCGGTGAGAGACTCCTCAACAGGCTTCATCGTATCCTTTACGACTTCAGCCTCTTCCGGGTTCAGCGGATCAAACCAGCCACCTTGCCCATCAGGGCTACGGTAGTTCGGAGCTTCCTCAGCCTTCAAGAGTCGGGCCAAAGGATAGCAGTCGGTTTTACCATGTACATCAAGAGTAATACCAACCAAGACAAGCTCTTCTTCGTTGGTGGTAATATTCTTTGCTTGCATAATCCCAAGTCGATTCTCATATGCCCCCTTATAGAACATGGCGAGCAGAGCTTCTAACTCAGGAGCTTGTGCTTGATTCGTAAACTTGTAGAGGATGGGAGCGTAGCCGCTCTCTTCGGCAGAGCCGTTCTCATTCACTTCGTTGTCAGTCATACATTTACTCCGGCAGTTTGTGTGCGGGATCAATTTCCTGTCGTTCGATCCGGCGGGCCAATTCCTCAGCGCGCTTTGTAACTTGCTTGTACCAAAGGGAGTTCCGCATTCCAGCGGCTGCCTGTGGAAACTTTTGTTCCTTCATGTAGCCCAAGGTGTTCTTGAACTTCAACAGCTTCGTCAGACCCAGATTGAACATCATATTAATGAGCACAGTCTTGGTAACGAATGTCGCACACGCATACCATGTAGGTAGGGTGTGGCCGAGGATCAGATCATAGTTAGCGATCTTCTCTTCTAGCATGCGCTCCGCCTGAATGCGGGGCATCCGGCTGTCAGGTGTAACCCCTTGTGTGAAGCCAATGCCCACCGTCCAAGGAGCGCCTTCATCCCAGTTCACACCGGGCGGAGCAATCTCGCGTGCGGGTGCAAACCCCCACGGCAAATAACGATACTTCTTATACAGCTTGGACAAGACATCGGGGTAGGCGAATTCCCTAAACCCCTCGTGACGGAGGAGATCGGAGCACACCTGCTTCACCAACTTGGTCTTGCCGGTAGTCAATAGAGTCATTACTTCTTCCTTTCTGGGAGCACGGGCTCATACATTGGCAGCCCCGCATCGTCCAGAGGGACTTCAATCCAATCACCCTCACTCACTTGCTGGTACCACTTACCACTATCTACATCGTGGAACAGGGTCTTTTGACGGGCCTGCTCCAGCTGGTTGTCTTGGGGTAGGTCAGCAGCCCCAGTCTCCAGACCGGGCAGAATGGGGCGTGCTTGGGTTGTCACGGATGAATGGCCTTCACTGCATCAGGCACGGATTCAATACTAACAGCAGCTTCTTCAGCTACCTTAGCAGCCTGTGCACTGGCTTCATCCACTTTAACATTCAACTCTTCAGCCCGCCTCCGTACTAGCTGTACGAGGTCGGGGTCATTGCTTTTGGCGGCATGCATCGCTACACCTTCAAGGAAGGCTTTAGCCTGAGTCATGGCTACCAGTTCGGTCTTCATGCCATTGATAGACTTAGCGATGTTGCTGAGGTTAGAGCGAGATTCATCCGCCAAAACATGGCGCTCACTCCTCGCCCTTATCTGAAGAATGGCGATTACACCTGTAGCAACCAAGGAAAGCAGTGGGAGTAGAATCTGTAGGATTTGCACGATAAACCTCTGATTGGAAGTCATCGCTTCTAGCTGTTGAGTATTCTCAGTGAGTTGCTTCTGCACATCTTCAGAGGCAATCACGGCAGCATTATCCTGTCGTGTATTCTCTGCTGTAGCAGCGGCATCCTGCCGCTTCTGGTCAACTACTACAGCCGCATCTTGGATACGGTCTGCCTCGGTTGCAACCTGAGCAATAGCCACTCCCCCGAGCGTTCCATTAAGCGCCAATACAAACGCTAGGACTAGTGCTGGAATCCGCATCATCAAGCCTGCGGGTTGGTATCGTAGTTGGTGTCAGTGACCCCAGCATCGGCATTAAGCTTGGTGGCGAGGGCAGTTGCCCAAGCATTCAAGTTGGTGATAGATGCGGCCAAAGCCGACAGGCCAGCGTCATCAGACGCCATCAGGCGCTCAAGCGTCTTAGCCTGTGTAGTGTTAAAACCAAAGAAATCAGAACCGCTCATAGTCATCTCCTCTCTTGTGAACTATGGTGCCGGGTGTAGGACTCGAACCCACAACCTATACCGTACAAAGGGATTGCTCTACCAATTGGAGCTAACCCGGCATTTAGGGGCTGGGCAACACACCATACGGAGGATGCCCAGCGAAGCCGGCAAGCCGGCGAGACACTTGTGTCTTACTTGCTAACTGTCTTCACAACCTTCACTTGGGCTGGATTCCTCTCCGTCACACTGCCGTCCTCGGCAATCCTACCCTCGGCCTTCAGACGCTCCGACCGAGCATCTGCTCGTTCTGCTTTCTTCAGGGCCTTCTGCTCTTCAGCATAAGCAACGGCTTCGTCATTAGCCTTCTGGCGTACTGCGTTCCGTCGCTGTTCCGGGGTCAAATCCGGATCGGTGCTGGCATCGTAGGTACGTTTCATGGCATTTCTCCTCTCTTTAGACGTAGCTTAATCTGGGCTGAACTGCCCTGCTACGGTAGCTTAGACAATGAAATGTTAACAAAGTTCAATCGCATGTGAAATATATTTGTGTAGGAATAGGGAACTTTCACCATTTCTTGGGGTCTATAACACCATTATGTGTAGTGGCTGAACGAGCTTCTCCTTGGAGGAGAGGCGAAGTGAAGTGCCTTCCAACCTTAATGAAGCTGGGAGTGGAGCCCAAAAGCGTAACTCCCTAGTTGAATTTAGGTTGACCTAGCTCTGACTGACGAAGGAAGAGCTAGCTGTAGCTTAGCTATCAGAGCTTCTCCACTGAGCTTCTTCTGTATTGCCTTCACATCTAGAGCCAGCTCTTCAAACACCACGGCCCCTTCTGGGGCCTTTTCTATGTCCAAAGCATTTGGCTTAGAACTGTCGAAGATCAGTTCGTC